TTGCGTAGCGAGGGAGATGATCATTGAAGCCGCCTTTGCGGGCGTCGGCGACAAGATTACGGAACTGTCCTCGGCCGAAGTGCGCCGCGTTTTGAGGCGGCCAGCCCTGGAGCACGGGGGCCGCGAGTCCTTGGATTTGGGGCCGGAGGACGCAGCCTGGTTGGCGAAGACTTTTCCGGCGTCGTTTTTGAAAAGCGAAAGGGCGATCCGGCGGGCCGTCATGTCCGTCTGGCACGAGGAGCGAGCGGCCACTCTCGCCAACCTCCGCAAGGGCCTCGGGCCGCTGGCGGGAAGAAGAAAATTTGACGAAGATCTTCTCGACGACATCCTGCCGCCCGCTGAGAAGTGGGCCGTGAAGCTCCTGAACCGCCTCACCCCGGCGCTCAAGCAGGCGGTCCGGGACGCGGGCAAGGCGTCCTTCGCCCGGTATGGATTCTCGGGCATCTTCAACATGCAATCGCCGTTCGTCGAGCAGTGGCTTTGGAAGTACGTGCCGAAGCTCGCCGGGGAGATATCGGAGGAGGACCGGCGGCGGATCATGGACGCGCTACGGGAAGGTATCCTCATGGGCGAGGGCGTGGACGACCTGGCGAGGCGGCTCGGCGATGTCATGGACGACTGGGACCGATACCGTTCGCGGCTGGTAGGCCGGACCGAGGCGATCCGGGCTTCGAACAAGGGCGCGCTCGAGAGCTATCGGCAGTCCGGCGTCGTCGAGGCGAAGCAATGGAGCGCCAACCCTACGGCCTGTGAAATTTGTTTGGAGCTGGACGGGAAAATCATCGAACTCGATGAGAGTTACATCGGATTGGGCGAGGCGATGCCAATCACGGAAAGAATCAACGATTATGCCGATATTGAGGGACCCCCTGCCCATCCTGCATGTTTGTGCGTACTATTGCCCGTGATCGTCGGCCTTGAGGGCGGCGGCGCGGAGGAAGAATAGAAAGGAGGATCAAGATGGAACTCAGGACCGAAAGGCTGAAACTCATCGACGTCATGCCGGACCGGGCGAAGGACCTCGCCCGCCGGCTCCACATCAAGGCGGCCGAGATCGCGCTCGTCCGCAAGGGCATCCCAATCGATCCGGAGACGGTGAAAATCAGCGAGGGCGAACGGGCGGCAGTGCGCTACATAACGACGCCGCATCTCGACCGGGACGAAGAAATCATTATCCCCGATGGGGGGATGTTGGACGACTTCCGGGAGAACCCGACCGTGCTCTTCGCCCACGATTACAAAGGGCTTCCGGTCGGAAAGGACATCTGGATCAAGCCGACGAAGAAGGGCATCCTTGCCAAGACGCAGTACGCTAACCACCAGTTCGCGGAGGATGTTTACCAATGCGTCAAGGGCGGCTTCCTCAACTGCTCGTCGGTGGGGTTCATCCCGGTCGAGAGCGTGAAGAATCCGAACTGGACTGGCCGGGAATGGTTTTCCTCCAGCGATGCCGACGTTAAAGCAGACGACGAGGCCTTCCTAAATCTTCGGGAGCTCCTCGAGCGCGAATATGGCGTGCCGATGGAGGAATCGGAAAAGGCGAAGCGGATTTACACGAAATGGATTCTGCTCGAGCATTCGGATGTGCCGGTGCCGTCAAATCCGCACGCACTCAATTTGGCCGTTAAATCCGGGGCCGTGGCGGTGAGAACGAAGGACGTACGGCGGGCGTTGGGGATTGGGGACAAGGACGGCGGCGCGGAGAAGGGCGCGATCCCCTACCACGACCACGGAGCGGCGCCGGAGGGCGAGTCATGGGACGGTCCAGCGGAAGTCGCCAAGGCCGACACCGAAAAGCTCAAGAAGATGTGCGCCTGGTACGACTCGGGCGAGCCGGACTTGAAGGGTTCCTACAAGCTCCCGCATCACAAGGCGGACGGCCTGAAGGCGGTCTGGGCGGGCGTGAGGGCCGCGATGGGCGTGCTCCTTGGGGCCCGCGGCGGCGTTGATATCCCGGAGGCTGACCGGAAAAGCGTCTACAACCATCTGGCGAAGGAGTACGATCACTGGGAAAAGACTCCGCCGGATTTCAAAGATTATTCGCCAGAGGAGGCAGAGAAGATCGCGGCCGGAGAAGAGGAAGACACGGTCTGCGAAAAATGCGGAGCAAGATTCAATTATTGCGAACAGCCCGAAATAGCGATGGGTGCCGTTATCTGTCCGAATTGCGGGAGGACTTTGAATCAGTATGGAGAAGCCCTCCACGATCATACGACGGAAGCTATGCTGAAGCCGGAGACGACGGAGGAATATCATCATATCCCCGTCCGGCCCGCCTCCGATTTCGTTGCCGCCTCGTTCAGGACGATCGACATCTCAAAGGAGAAGGGAATAAAGGCCGTCATCGGCAAGCTCAAGAGCGATCCGGACGGGCCGACGCACGTGCAGAAATACCTCTTCGACGTGGACAAATGGTCGATGAGCGAGGCCCAGGCATGGGTTGACGAGCACAAGGCATTTGCGGCGATCATCGAAATCCCGGTTGCCTCTTTCATCGTGACGACTGGCATCGGAGAGATTGTCGATGTCGTTAAGACAAACTTCGACGAAATCAAGGCCGAGATAAAGAAATTAAAATCGAGCCTTGACAATCTCGAAAAAAGAACCGAGGATATTATCAAGGCAAGCGTTGCGGCCCCGGGTGGGCCGCCGACATCGCCGCATTCGATAAGTACGAATCCGCCCTTACCCGAGACTTCGAAAACGGAGGCGGTGGACGAGGCGCGGATCGCGGCGATGGTTGCGGAGCGGCTCATGGCGAAGATTACGCCGGAGATGATCGAGAACGCCGTGACCGTGGCACTCGCAAGGCTGAGAGGCAAAGTCGTCTGAGTCCGACCCGCAGACACGGGCCAGGCTCGGAGATATGAGTCCGGATAGGCCGGGCGGAGACGCCCGCTCCGCTTCGGGCGGAGGAGGCGCCAGCATCGGGCCGACGCCGGGCGGAAATATCAGAGTCGGCAGATCATAACGGTTGGAGGGGGACGTCTAGGCCATAAAATTTTTTTGCGGAGGTCTGGACATGGAAGACAAAGATATCAACGCGGTCGTGGAGCGGGTGACCGCCGCCGCGACCTCTCAGATCGAGGCCAACCTCGTGCTGAAGATGAAGGACCAGATGGCGACCGTCCTGGCCGATCTCTCGAGGAAGGCCGACGAAGACGAAGCCAAGAAGAAGTCGAAGGAGAATCCCTGGCCGACGCTCGGGACGTTCCTCTGCGCGGTGCGCGACTTCCGCATCCTCGGCAAGCAGGACGAACGGCTCCACTACGTGGACCACGAGGGCAAGATCGCCACGCCGCCCAAGACGAAGACCCTGACGGAGGGCGTCGATTCTGCCGGCGGCTTCTTGGTGCCCGAAATTTTCATCCCGACGCTCAAGATGCTCGAACTCGAGGGCGCGATCGTCCGGCCGAACGGCGCGACGGTCATCCCGATGCCCTCGGACACGATCAACATCCCGCGCGTGGACGACACGTCGCACGTGACGAACTTCTTCGGCGGATGCCTCGGCTACTGGATGGAAGAGGCGGGCGCGAAGACGACCTCGGAGCCGAAGTTTGGGAACATCAAGATGATCGCCAAGAAGCTCGGCGGCTACACGCAGATTTCGAACGAACTCCTGGCGGACTCGGCCATCGCGCTCGACCCGCTCATCAGGACGATGTTTGCGCGGACCTGGGCGTGGATGGAGGACGACGCCTTCCTCAACGGGAACGGGATCGGGCAACCCCTCGGAATCATCAACTCGGGCGCACTCGTGACCGTGACTCGGCAGGCGGCGAACCACGTCTATTTCATGGACCTGCCGAACATGATCGTTCGGCTACTGCCCGGCTCGTTCATGCGGGCGATCTGGGTTCTCAACCCGTCAGTTTTCCCGGAAATTATCGCCCTCACGACCTCGAACACGGCACCCTCGGCCGGGGCGAACGCAATCTGGATCAACAGCCAGATGGGCGCGGCCAACCCGCTGCCCGGGACGATCTTCGGCCGGCCATTCTTCATCAGCGAGAAGTGCGCGGCGCTCGGCACCACCGGGGACATCTGCCTCTACGATCTGAGCTACTACCTCATCGGGGACAGGCAGCCGATGACGATCGACGTCTCGACGCACGTCGGCTTCCTCTACGACACCACCTACTACCGGTTCGTGCTCCGGGTGGATGGGCAGCCGTGGATGCAGTCCACGCTGACGCCCCACCGCGGCAACACGCTCTCGCCGTTCGTCGTGCTCTCGACCGGTTCTTGATTTTGAGGCTGGGCTGACATGAGGGAAAAAGACAAGGGCGGCTTTTCGGGTCTCGGAGAGTTCGCGCGGGCCGTCCTCCTC